CAGCCCCCGCCCCAGCACCAGAGTCTGCACCCATTCCTCTCGCCGCAATGTCTGTCAACGACCTCAAGGCTCTTCTTAAGGAAAAGTGTAAGAACCAACCTGAAAAACACGCCGAAATCCAACGACTTAAAAAGGCCGAGCTAATCTACGCAATACAACAATTAGTATAGTCGAATGATATCATATAGATTTTTATTCTCAACATATACATAATAATGTCGTATTCACAACCACACTGGGCTAAGAATTATAGTGCAAGTCATAATGTATATTTTGATTTCCCGCCATTAATGACGGATGGTCGCAATTTCTCTGGTTGGCAACCCGGCAACGCGGTCAATGAGTCATTGCGCCGTGCTGAGAATATTCAGACAAACTGGGATTATCGCCGTTATTTAACTACAAATGCCGACCTGATAATGAATATCAACCGTATTGACGCTGTGAATGCCAGTGGTCACGGGTCATTTGAAGTGTCCCCATACGAACAGGAAGAACACCGTAATGTTCCATTTATGTATTCATCTGTGATGGATACGAGAGAACCATTCGGTTATGTCCAGAGTGACCTGAAAGATGTTTATCTCTCGAGAGACGCACTTCAAGCACGGATGGTTGCCCCTGAAATCACACAAGAACAGGTGCTCGCCTTCCAGCAGCAGCAGCAGCAGCAGCAATCACAGCAGCCATTTCGCCGCTAACTGTATTAAACCCTTTATTGTAATGTTTGTTATATATCGAACATTACAATTCTCGAGAGATGCGAATTATCAGTTTTGATGTTGGAATGAAAAACCTAGCATACTGTTTATTCGTAATTCCCGATTCTCTCGGCGAGATGCTTGGCAAAGGCACAAGTGCCACCGCCGCCGCCGCCGCCGCCGATATCATCCATCACATCAAAATCGAGAGATGGGATGTCATTGATTTACGCTATGACCCTGGATTGGCATCGACCGAAGTAGTGAATACTCCTCTACCGAAACAATTCTGTATGAATGACCAGAAGTTGGCAAAATGGATGATGCCTGCTGCGACTGCGACTGCGACTGCGACCCCGACCGTGTCGTTATATTGTGCAAAGTGTGCCGAGAAATCAAAGTATAAGATTCCGTGTCGAGAGATTTTACAATACAAAAGCAAACCTGAGCTAATTATGAAGAAAAAACTCGACGAGCTCATTGATATTAAGGCAAATCTCTCGAAGTCGGCGTCAGCGGCGGCGGCGTCAGCGGTCATCGACACTGCTGCGAAGAATATAAAATGTAGGAAGGCCGACCTTATTCAAGAAATCAAATCGACACTCTCGAGAGAATACCTCGAACCTTATAATGAGAGCAAGTATACGAAATACATCCAAGGCACGGACACCAGTGAAACACCTGTCGCAGACAAACCCAAAAAACCGAACTATGTATACGCACACGACCTTGACCTTATTACCTATGGTCGTAATCTAATGAAACATCTCGACGCGATTCTTTATCCGGTGGCGTCGGCGTCGGCGTCGGCGTCGGCGTCGGCGTCGTCAGCGTCGTCAGCGTCGCCGTCGAATGTCATCGATATGATGATCGTTGAAAACCAAATCAGCACCCTCGCCTCTCGAATGAAGACACTTCAGGGAATGATTACGCAGTATTTTATTATGAAACAGGTTCCCCAAATCGAGTTTATATCGGCGTCGTGTAAATTAAAGCTATTCACAGATTCACAAATGTCATACGACGATGAAATGAATATTGATGCTTCAACGTATGCTGACCGCAAGAAGTCGGGCATTGTTGTATGCCGTTCTCTCGGCGAAATCTCTCGAAAACATCATTCGGACTTCGCGAAATGGATGGCGTGCTTCGAAAATCACAAAAAGAAGGACGACCTCGCGGATTGTTTCTTACAGGGATTATGGCGGGTTCATCTCTTATGTGCGGTATAAATCAAATATTAAAGGGTTTGTGTAATTTAGTATAAAGATTACATTCTATTATAACACATACGAATACGATGGCGGAAGAAATCGATTTAGGTGCTTTGGATACAATGCCGACTTTTACATTCGGCGGCAGCGGTGGCGGTAGCAGCAGCAGCGGCGGTAATTTTGGTGGCGGGATTGAGCTACTTATGAATAATAAGTTCAAGGATAGTGACCGTAAGGGTGGAGGCGGCGGCGGTGGTGGTGGCAGCGGCGGCGACATCGATTTGAGTGAATTGGCGGCTCTCGAAAATGAACTCAATGACTTGAGTGATGTTAAGAAGAAGCGACACAGCGGTGACGAGGGTGGAAATGACTCCGGTGGTGGCGGTGGCGGCGGCGGTGGCGGTTTTTTAAGCGGAATCTTCAACTTGAATAAAACAGACAGCGGCAGTGGAGGCAACGGCGGCGGCAGCGGCGGCATTCATTTAGGCGAATCTACATCCAATACAGATGCCGATAACAGAACATGGGACGGATATGGTAAATTCAATAATATTCCTCTCGACCCCGACTCAAACATCGACCCAACACCGCAACTGTCAAAAGAAGAGATGCTGAAAGAGAAGTTCAAGCTTCTGCGCAAACTGGAAGAACTTGAACAGAAAGGTGTCCAACTTACGAAACGATACTCGATGGATTCATCGTATCAGGAAATGAAGGGCGAATATGATACACAGATGGAAGAACGCGAGAGACAGAATAGTGTGAAGTTCCAAGGCAAAATGCTTCTGGCGTGTATTACAGGTCTCGAATTCTTGAATAACAAGTTCGACCCTTTCGATTTGAAGTTGGATGGATGGTCAGAGCAAGTGAATGAGAACTTGACCGAATACGACGAAATTTTCGGCGAACTTCACGAGAAATACAAGTCCAAGGCGAAGATGTCGCCTGAACTGAAACTCCTCTTCCAATTGGGTGGAAGTGCAATTATGCTTCATATGACCAATACGATGTTCAAGTCGGCATTGCCCGGAATGGATGATATTATGCGACAGAACCCTGAACTTATGCAGCAGTTTACGCAAGCGGCAGTGTCGTCGATGTCTGGCGGAGGCGGTGGCGGTGGCGGTGGCGGTGGCGGCGGCAACGGACGCGGTTCCGGATTCGGTAATTTTATGAGCGACATCATCGGCGGTTCTGGAATGGGCGGCGGCAGCGGCGGCGGTGGTTTCGGCCGCAATAATGAGCCACCTCCTTATGCTCAACAACGCCCCCCCCCTCCTCCTATTGCGACAAAAGGACCCGTTGCACCACCTCCACCCGTTCGTCCAGGAGCAACCGCGATGCCCACCCCGATGTCATCGTCGTCGTCGTATGAACAAAAATCAAAACGCCCTGAAATGCGTGGCCCGTCTGCCGATGTATCGGATATGATGTCCCGCCTTAAAACCAAAACCATTAATATTCAGCCTTCAAATGCAGCATCAGGAGCAGCATCCACCGGAACTTCCGAAAATATCACACTACAGAATATTCTCTCGGGAATGACAGGCAGCGGCGACAATAGCGACGGCTTACTCGAGTCCAGCGTAATCAATGTCTCAAGTTTAGGCGATATTCCTCAAGATTCCGCCCCACATAAATCCAAGCGAAGACCTCGTTCCGAGAGAAATACCGTGAGCATGGACTTGTAAACTGATATAAATGGTTTAGTATGATAATACATAACACAGTTGTTATTATCATAGACGACTGACCGACCGACCGAACGATGGCATCAGGAACCGCTGCGAATACCCCACATTTTCGACCGATATGCACTCAAAATGATATGCGATTGGGTAAAAATTCCGAGATGAAACTCTTCACATTGGAATACAATTACAATAACCCGAATTTTAATATCGTATCTCTACTCAATATCAATATCCATAACCTATTATACGAGGTGAACAAAGACATCATCGAAGCGATTGATATTCAACCGAATGTAGATGACCCATCCGAATTCACGATTCTTTACAAATTTCGCGACATTGGCGGAGATTTAGGCGGTTTGCGAACTTATATGTATGTTCATACCAAAATCGCGAAGAGATACGCGAGTAACGGAAATACGGAGATTATATTCACGAGCAAGAGTGTTCCATTTCATCAACATCAGGAACTTCAACAACAGAAATATAAACTTCTCGAATATCCGCTGTATATTCAAAAATTCATTTATCAAGAAAGTAGCGCCGCCGCCGCTGCCGCCACCATTCAGGTGCTTCATATGTTTAAGCTAAAACCTGACCAGGAAACCGAACTTACCGTAGCAATGGAAAATGCCATCGGTGTCCTTATCAAAAAAATGTATTTTCGTTTGAAGGTTGCGATAGAAAGTCTACGACAATAATGGAATGGAATGGAATGGAATGGAATCGAATGGAATCGAAGCGTAAAAACCCAATACATATTATATATAGAAGGTAATATGTATTAGAAATAATACTGTGAATTATTATAACCGAGAGAATAAACACCAGGAGGCGATGGATGAATTACTGAATGAATATCTCGAACAAGAGCACGATGACGAGAAACGAGCAAAAAAGTGCTATGTTCCATCATCATTGATAAGCGACGACAACGGCGACGGCGACGGCGACGGCGACACCATAGCACCCCAGGAAGAAGCCTTAAAAGAACAAGCGGAATACGATAGCTACCTGAAACGAACAAAGGAATTGTATTACAAGATGTCCGCCCGCGACTTATTTCAAGCGCTCTGGTTTTCTGTATCGTCGTGTTATATCTGTCTCTCCGAATACACGAAATACAAGATAGGATGGAAAACACGCAATAGCGCGATTATGGATGTAAGCAAACGGCTCGCCGCGAAAAATATGATGTATGTTAAAATATTCCAAGCATTCGCAACCAATCGCAATATCGTGTCTCCTGAGCTCAACCAGTTTTTCAGCGAATACACGGATAATGTCAAATACACCGAGGAAGAATACGACCTAAACGAACTTAAAGAGCTGGAGACGCGTTCGACGGAATGTGCACCTTATCGTCCATTACGTATTTTAAATGATTACACGCCGATAAAGTCGGGATTGATGTCGCTTATTTTCAAGGGCGTCATCGACGGCGACGGCGACGGCGGCGGCGAAATAGAAGTCGTCGTGAAGTATCTCCGCAAAAACATCAGCAAGAATTTTAATGCTTCAATGAACAATTTGGTCGTATTCGCGAAACTTACGCGGTATTTCCCGTATCTACGAACGCTGAATGTCGAGAGCCTTATTCTTCAAAATATTGTATGCCTCGCAGACCAAGTATGCTTTCGCAAAGAACTCGCGAATATTACACTATATTACTCCAGATGGAAAGATTATGAATATGTGAAAATACCGAAACCGTATTCAGATTATACAGAAAAAGTAAACCCAGACATCATCGTGATGGAATATATCAACGGAATGAAAATAACGGAAATCGACCCAGCGGATAATGATTCATTTGGTAGAATATTGGCGGGATTTAACGCGAAAGCTGCATTTTGCACGTCATTTTATCACGGCGACCTTCATCCAGGCAATATATTGTTTATTAAGAATACACTGGGAACCCCGGCTCATCAAATCGGAATTATCGACTTCGGGATTATCGGTCATCTCTCGCGCAATGACCAGGAACTATTATTCCAAGCAGTGAAGTTTATGTATCAACGCAGATTCAACAAAATCATTGATTTGATTACGAGCTGCGAACTATCAGAAAGCGCCAACCCAGAACTCGATATTAAGGATGTTATTCCAGATAAAAAAAGCGATAAGTTTACTACTCTACATCAAACATTAACCGAAGTCCTCGTGCGATATACGACACCTGAAATAAGGTTCTTCGGTGTTGCCGAAATATACGAAATCAACTATATATTGAATAACTACGGCATGATGTTCAAACGGTCACTGTATCGGCTGTTTATCACTCTTGCAATTATGGACTCCATCGGAACACGGCTCGGAAGCGAACAAAGTTATATTCAACATATGACGGACATTATTGTAGATATGTTCAATATCGACTTGAAAGGCCGGGACGACGACGGCGGCGACGGCGACGCGTGAAATGTATGATATCTACAAGCAAACAAATGTAATCAATATTAAACGACACGCAATAATATTGATTATTACATAATGAAAATCGGAATTATTGGCAACGGATTTGTTGGTCGCGCGACCCAAATATTTGCGAAGAATTACTACGGCGACGGCGACGATGTCGAGAGATATGAAGTGCTGCCGAATACGAGGACAACACCGGCCAAGCCGAATTCGGTATATACGATGAGTGCGTCCGCTGGGGGTTCTGCCCCCTCTCCAGATGACGAGCAATCATACACCATTCCGTCGTTGGGGGGTGAACCCCCCGGCGAAACCCCCGCCCCATTTTTCAAACGCGTCTACTTCAAACCCATCACAGTATATATCTATGACATCCGCCCCGAATTATGCCAGCCCCTCGGCCTAACATTAGAAGACATCGACCGCGAATGCGACCTCCTTTTTTTCTGCCTACCGACACCACTTCATCACGATGGGTCGTGTTATACCAAAATTCTGGAACACGCCATTTCTCGTTGCCGAACCAACCCCTATAAAATTATCCGAAGCACAGTTCCGGTAGGATTCGCCGCCAAACACGGATGCTATTTTATGCCAGAGTTTCTTACAGAAGCAAACTGGGAGGCTGATTTTCGAAGCACGAGAGAATGGGTAATCGGCATTCCTGTCGGTGCCGCCGCTGATGCCGCAGTAGAAGAGTTCAAAACCCGGATACAAAAACTCATCAAACGAAGCCATAAAAACCGCGCGATTATGTCGCCTAGCGTCGTGTTTTGCAGCACCAATGAAGCAGAAATGCTCAAACTAATGAAGAATTGCTTCCTTTCGGCCAAAGTCGGGCTGATGAACGAGTTCTATGATTTTTCTCAGGCGACGAATACCGATTTCAATGCCGTTGTTACACTCGCGAAACTAGACCAACGAATTGGAACATCACATTTCAGCGTCCCTGGCCCAGACGGACGGCGCGGGTTCGGCGGGACATGCTTTCCCAAAGATACACACAGTCTTTACTGCCAGATGAATGAACACGGTGTCTGCCCTCACATATACCCGGCAATCCTGACGCGAAACGACACCATCGACCGACCGGAACGCGAATGGGCCAAGGATATATGGCGCACGACCATCCCGCTTCCGACCCCGACGTCGAGAGTCGTCGTGGTGTTTAATGATACAGCATCCATTACGCCTTCATCGACGTCCGTATACTTGGCGGACATCATCAGAACAAATCTCGCGAAGAATAATGTCGTTATTGAAGTGTTACGCGATCTTCTTGAGCATCGTGTTCTATATCTCACGCCGACACCGACGCCGACGCCGACGCCGACACCGACGCCCACGAACCATATCGTAAAGTATTGCGACCGAAATCGTCCGGGAGCACCACTATTCTTCCCTCGCGTGGATGAATGCTATTATGTCCCGCATTCAACACATACAGCCTACGAGACAATGCAGGAAGTGGCACGCGTCATTGATTTATGGAACCAACATCAAGAAATGACGCTATATGTTATTAAATTGTCGCGAACCAAATACGACG